GTCGGCATAGTAGCAGACCACACCGCACCAACCTATGTTGCATATATTCAGGGACGCCTATCCCCTCATTACAAAAGCGGCGTGATATACTGAGGTAATGACTAGAAACCAATTTCTTACGATACTGAGGCGTGCAATAAGGTATCGAGTAACACCTCAAAGCGCTGCTTGTCGCTGTAGCGATTGTTATAGTGAAACGCAAAAGCGTTCAGGTAATCCTGTAGGTACTTCTTAGATACGACCTTGTGAGTGCCAGTAATTGACCGCTTGATATGCGACCAGAACGCCTCTATGGTGTTCGTGTAAATGTCGCCGTCAACATAAACACCGTCGCTGTGGTTGACCACGAAACGGTCAAAGCCTACAGCTACCTTGTCGTAACGGTTGCTGCTGTCAGTAAATAATCGCGTACCCTCTTGCTTGATGTTGGCGTGCATAAATGCCCCGTGAGTTGCGGCGGTGCTGTTCGGTACTACAAATACCCTTACATCACCCTGGCGCTCTACCGCGCCCATGATAGTAGCTTTAGCTTTCATGCTCGCGGATAAGTTCTCATTGTTGCGGCCTGCTGCCTTGCGACCGCCGTAGTACGCGGCGTCCATCTCAACGTCACCGTCCAGCATGTCACTGGACTGCTGTAGCGCTTGCCTGATGAGCTTGAGCATACGCCACGCTGTTTTATACGTTACTTCCAGCTCGCGCTCTAGGTACTTGGCGGATATACCGCTCTTGGCACAACTGAACGCAAGGATAGCCTGAAACCATAGCGTCAAAGGTGTTTCGCTCTTGTGAAAGATGGTGTTAGCGGTTGGCGCTATCTGGTAGCGGCATTTTGAGCAATAGAACTGCCGTCGCCCCTTAACGAGTGAGTACGTACCGCCACAACTACACTCGCGGCTATGCAAGGCGTCAAAGATAAACTCAAGGCACGCGGTATCATCTGGAAAGTCCGCCCGTAGTGAGCGGATACCATAGCGCTGTTCTCTCGCGCTAGACATGTAGGTTAGCCCCAGCTTCACGGAGTATCCAGTAAATCTTGCCAGACTTCCACCATAGGTCTTCTTGGTCTTCGATAGGCTTGGATATGTCAGCGCGGAAGTAGTCTATGTAATCAACCATTGTTTTACCCTGACTAGCAAAGTAGCTGTTAGGGTGTGGCGTGCTCTGTAGCTGCGGTAACAAGCGCTGGTATTCAGCCTTGATGTTAGCAAGTACGTTAGCCTCACGCTCTGCCTGTTCGGACGCCCATGCCTGGCGCTGTTCGCGGTTTACAAGCTCTCGTGCCTCACGGCGTAACTCTGCCATTTTTGCCTTGATGTTAGCCACAAGGCCGTCATCACCTAAGTACTTGGCGTGCTCGCTGCCTAGCGTGAACTCTTTACCGTCAGCGGAACGGATAAAGAAAACATGCACGATACCGCGCCCACAGTGGTCGCAAGCGTGGGTGCCACCCTGAAAGCCGTTAGCCGTTTCAACACGCGGGTCATATTCGTAGCCCGTAAGCGTGTAAGGGGCTTGTCCTAAGTGGGTGTAGATGTGGGCTTCGGTTTGCATGGCTTTTATCCTTGTTTAACTTAACTCTACCCCTTAATATACGCCTTTTAATTTTGTTGTCAAGGGATAGGCGTCTATTCAGGAACTCATCGACTCAGCTAAACGAGAGGTGTTGGAAGAGGTAAAAAAAGATTCAATAGCAATATCACTACATGGGTCAATAGGCTATGACGATGTGGTTCTTGTAGAAGACATTGACAACCGTATCGCCCAGCTCCAAGAACAGTCAGGAGGTGAGAAGAATGAGTAGCCCCCTGGCGTTGAGAGCTAGACGCTCACATGTAAGTCCAGGAACCCCAGGACAGCTCGGTGGGTACATTTATAACTTCGGTTAAATCTGTGGCTAACCCCACTGAGTCCTGGGGCTTGTGATATATTGGCGGTATGCGTAAGGCTAACACCGCACGATCTAAAAAGGCCAAAGGCAAAGCCCTGGAGAGTTGGCTGGCTGGTGAGCTGCGAAAGTCCGGCGCAGATCCGACAGCACAACCTATGCCGCTCTCCGGCGCACTGACCTTCTTCAAGAGTGATATACGCACTCGCCTGCCGTACAGCTTCGAGTGTAAAAACCAAGAGAATACCAAAGTTTGGGAATGGTACGAGCAAGCTAGTCGTGACGCTACCGGACTAGAAAAACCAATCGTGGTATTTAAGCGCAATTATTCCGAGCCTATGGCTCTCCTGTCGGCCAGTGATTTGGTACAGATGATAACCGAAATACAGCAATATTATGATATTCTAAAGCAAATGGAGGGTCAGTAGTGAGGACAGCAATCGTTGGTGGTAAGGGCGTAGTCGGAAGCTGCTACGCAAAAATGTTTTCGGAAGCATATATTTATGATGTTGGAGTTGGCGAAAAGGACGAAGTAAACGAGTGCGATATTGCCTTGGTTTGTGTGCCGACTAACCTCAACGAAGCTGGCGAGCTGGATATGAGCATTGTCGAAGAAGTGGTCGAGTGGCTAGATACGCCACTCATTTTGATTAAGTCGGCACTCATGCCTGGCACAGTTGATCGCCTGGTTGCTAAGACGGGCAAGAAGATAGCCGTCTCAGTCGAGTTTATTGGCGAGGGCAACTACCCTGTACACTTCTGGAAATACCCAGACCAGCACGATCCCCGACGCCACGAAATGCTAATTGTCGGTGGCGAAGAAGCTACGGCGACGGCCTGTGCGGAAGTGCTATGGCGAGCGATGAGTCCAGACGTGCGTATCCATATCGTAACGGCGTTAGAGGCCGAGATAACTAAGCTTGTCGAGAATACCTATGGAGCCTTCAAGGTGACGTTTGCGAACGCTTTATATACGCTGGCACTGAAAGCTGGGGCTAACCCTATTCGGATCCATCAGGCGTGGACTGAAGATGGTCGGGTAGACGCTATGCACACTCGCACCGTTGGCTTTGAGCGTGGCTGGAAAAGCAAGTGCTGGGATAAAGATGTACCAGCCTTGGCGAGCTACGCCGAGAGCGTGGAAGCTGGCGACATGGCTTTTCTGATAAACGCTGTACTCGACTTAAACGACTTTCACAAACAAAACGATGTTGTCGATAACTTTTAGCCTCGATGACGGTTCGGTATACGATTACAAGCTCGCATCCGTATTAGATCGCAATAATATCGAAGCCACGTTTTATTTGCCGGTCAATTGGCAGAAATACCTCATACGCAAAGGTATTGAGCCGATGACTACCGAACAGGCGCACGAAATTGCAAAGCGTTTTGTGATTGGCTCACATGGCATAGACCACGAGCTACTAACCAGAGTGGACTCAAACACCCAGGACAGGGAAATTATAGAAAGTCGCACAATACTACAAGATATGTTTGGCCAGCCAATTAGAAGCTTTTGCTACCCACGTGGCTATTACGATGAGACAATACTGCTAAAAGTCGCCAAGGCTGGCTATACGTCGGCCAGGACTGTGAAGGTTGGCAATATTTACCCACCGGAAAACCGCTTGGAGATTATCACGACGGCGCACTTGGGCTATGATCGGGCGGAGTATGGTACTGATTGGTACAGCTACGCCGAAAACCAACTCCAGCGAGGTATTGAGCAAGCCGATAGCCGACCAGTCCGGCTGCACTACTGGCTACATGGCGAAGAATGTCACCGGCTCGGCCAGTGGGATCGGCTGCTGAAGTTTATTAAGCTTTGCAAAAATGCTATTGCCTAAAATACATATCGCCAGCTATGAGCCGACACGCTTGGGTGGTGGCTGGACTTGGAGTCGAGAGTTTGCCAAGGGGATCGGAGATCGCTTGAGTGATTATGAAAGCGCACAAGTCTACGTGATACCAAGTCCGTCGATGGTACAGCGACCCGATGTCGAGCGAGCCGTCGCTGATGGTAAGTTTATTATCCTGCGACTTGATAACATTATCCGCAACAGCCGGAACCGTAATACCGGCATGACTCGTATGCGTGATATGGCAGCTATGGCTGATGTGGTGGTGTACCAGAGCAAGTTTGCTAAAAAGCTATTATCTGGCTGGGTGGCTCCGAAGCGGTGGGCGGTAATACTCAACGGCTGTGACCAGACTATCTACAACGGTACAGGCCGCACCGAAGCTACTACCATGCGCTATCTATACAGTCGGTACAATCGTGACGAAACAAAGAATTGGGAGATGGCTCGCTATATTTACGAGCGTGAATACCGAACCAACAGTAACAGCTCGCTGACGATTATCGGGCAATTCTCGCCGGAGCTGCGAGAGTATAACTTTGATTTTTACCGAGATGAGAAATACCGCTACTTGGGTGTGGTCAGCGATCCCCACGCTTTAGCTGACATATACCGTCAGACTGATGAGCTGATATATACCTACTTCAATGACGCTTGCTCGAATACGCTGATCGAAGCCCTGTCATGTGGCTGTGATGTATTCGACCCCTACGGTATGCTCAACACCGGCGGCTCGCCAGAAATACTTGATAAATGGAATAGTGAGGGCGAGGATTATTTTGATAGTCATCGCATGGTAAAGAATTACCTGGAGCTACTGGCGTGAGTTCATCATTTCGTATAGCCCTGGATAACTACCTGGCCGAGCTAGACGTGGCGGCTGATACGGTGATTGACGTGGGGGGAAGCCAACTACCTATTCCTAAGCGAGTCAAAAGCTGGGCTGTGCAGAAGTATTATATCGGCGACCTGGAGCAGCCACACATAGATAGCCCAAAACCTGATTTTGTAGTCGATCTGAATAATAAGAAAAACCCTGACGTGGTTGGGTATTACGGCCTGGGGAATGTAGTTTTTTGCTTGGAGGTATTAGATTACGTCTACGATCCGGTAAATGCGTTTAAGATACTGCACCAACTGACGGCGGTGAATGGTCGCTGTATTGTCAGCAGCGGCTTATTCTACCCCACCCACCAACCGATTGCCGAAGATAGTTTGAGGTATACCGAGTTTGGTTTGCGTCGTTTGGCCGAGGTGGTTGGGTTTACCGTTGAAAAGGTTATACCCAGACGGCCAGAAACCAACGCCATCGAACAGCTATGGCGAGCCGAACGGCTGCGAGCCGCCAAGCATTACGATCATAACGCTCTTGGCTATATAGTGGAGCTGCGCAAGTGACTGATGAGCCGATGATGAGTAAGTCCGAGATAGCGATGATTAACGACATTCTCGACACACTCAAACCAAAGTTTTGTTTGGAGTGGGGCGGTGGTCGCTCGACTGAGTATTTTCCAAAGCAGCACCCAGGCATTACGCAATGGGTGGCCGTCGAGCATAACGGTCACTGGGTACAGAGGGTAGCCCCTACCCTACCTGATAACGCTATGATAATTTGGTCGCCAGATAATGAGTGGTATATTGACTGCGTAAAGCATAGCCGAGTGTTTGATTTCATATTGGTCGATGGCCTGATGAGAGAACAATGCTTGGATATGGCACGTAAAATACTAAGCCCCGATGGGGTAGTGCTTTTACACGACGCTGGGAGAGCCGAGTATAGGCATTTTATTACAAGAAATAATGGCGAGATGATAGCCGAGGGCGAAATACCGCAAAAAGATGGCGGCTACGCACACCGAGGGATCGCTAAGTTTGGAGCCAGCTTGTGAAGTGCTACGTGTTTGCAACAGACGAAGCCACGCTGGACTTGTGTGTTTGGAGTTTAGAGCGCAACGGTTGGGAGGTAGTGGTTTACCAAGACGATACAAGCCTGTGGGCGAAGCTCAAGCGGTTGTGTAACGAAGCCGAAGATGGCTTTGCGAGGGTAGACGCTGACGTGATTGTGAACCGAGACTTTGCGCCAGATAAGCTCACTACTGTGCCGACAGTGTGGTGGCTGCAATATTGCACGTTTGATTGGTATAAGCAAAACGTCACGACTGGTGGGGCGCACGTCATTAGCTACGAAGCTCTGCCAGCCTTGCGCTACAATATCGGCACGTACGAAACCAGCGAACGGCCAGAGAGTCAGATGTATCGGATCGACGAGTTCTATAACCCTCGCCGTTGCGAAACCGTCAATCAGATTGTGGGTATACATGGTTACGGCATAAAAGATATAGATGACGTCGAAGCTACCAAGCAGCGCCGTAACCAGTTAGAGGCCTATGATTTTGAGCTGACACGCCGCTTGAATGAGCTGCTGAAGTGATAGGGGCGTTTGTAACTATTACCCGACCCGACGAGCGTGGTGATACCTATAAGGAGTGCATACAGATGGCCAGTGAGCTATTTGATGTGGTCACGATCATAGATGGCAAAACTACCTGGCCGCAGGAGTTTAGCTGGGAACTGATTGGTCAGCACTTCCAGCGTGGCTACGAACAGTGCGAAGCTGATTGGGTATTCCATCTTGATACAGATTTTATATTCCACGAAAACGATTACCAGGCTATTCGGCGAGCTTGTTTAGATAACCCACAAGCTCCGGCGTTGAGTTTTCTGAAGTGGCAATTTATCCAGCCGGATCGGTATAACCTGAAAAGCCGCCTGATATTGGCAGTCAATAAAAAGGTCTACGGCGATCAAATACGGTTCGATTCCGGCGGTGATTTATGCCAACCAAGTTTGAATGGGAACTATATTGCGCCTGGTACTGTGCCGGAAATACGCATACCGTTTTACAATTACGAAAAGCTACTCAAGACCGAGGCACAAGTCCGAGATGACGTCGAGCGTATGGCAAGGGCGTGGACTCGCTACTTTGGTGACACCAAGCTCGGCACAACCGAGACGGCTTACGATGAGTGGCTGTATATGCAACGTGGCCGCTTTGCCAAGCCACAGAAGTCTATCCCCCTGACAGATCACCCAAAAATAATGCAGGAGACTATTCGATTACTCAAGCCGGAGCAGTTCGGGTATAATGGTTTTAACTTTATGGAGAACGCCTATCATGCTTAAAATCGAACTTACACAGGGTAGGTTTGCCATAATAGACAAAGAAGATATTGATATTGTGTCGAAATATAAATGGTTTTTTACTAAAAACGGCTATGCAATGAATAAGTCTGGTAAAAAATCTATCTATATGCACCGGCTGATCTTAGGAGTCCAAAATGGGCTTGTAACCGATCACATTAACGGCAATAAGTTAGATAATAGAAGATGTAATTTGAGGCAATGCACACAAGCACAAAACCTTATGAATAGGTGTGGCGTGAAAGGGCGTAGTCTACCAAAAGGCGTTAGAAAGGCAAAAAATCGTTATCAAGCAAGAATTGGTATCAACGGCAAAAGTGTATATTTAGGGAGCTATACTGTGATAGCTGATGCTGTGGCTGCATATAATAAAGCGTCAAAACAATTACATAATAATTTCGGGAAGTTATCTAATGATTAAAATTTTATCTGTGACAGATAAGAAAAATAGTGCAATCGATAGACTTGCCACAGGTGTTATGAGCTATATGAATGGCTTTGATTATCAGGTGATCGACATACACCCGAAGCGGCCAAGCGCACAGGAGCTAGCTAACTTTATTCGCCTGGCTGAACAGGCAGACATCATCGACTATCATTACTTCCGCACTGCTGAAATGCTGCGCCAGCTCATGCCGGAACTCAAAACCAAGCCAAGCATACTGCGCCACTTTAACCCCTATTCGATAGACGGTGACTGGTCGGGCTACGATTGGGTAATTGCTTGTAACAAGAGTATTGAAGCTGATCTGAAGCGTGGCTATAAAAATGTTTTATTGCACCCGATAACTCGTAACCCAACGCACTACACGTTTCGAGAGGAGGCGACTACGCATGATACAGTTTTGATGGTGGCCAATCGGATCGAAGCCAAAAAAGGCATACTTGAAGTGGCACAAGCTTGCGAGAAATTGAATATCGCCTTTCACCTGGTCGGCAACATATCTGACCCTAATTACTTTAACCAGATACTCCAGTGCAAAACTGTCACCTTTTCACAGGGTATTACCGATGACGAACTGGCCAAGGCTTACGCTGAAGCTACGTTGCACGTTTGCAATTCACAAGACAATTTCGAGTCGGGTACTATGCCTATTCTGGAAGCCATGTTTTCTGGTGTGCCGGTACTGACTCGCAACGTTGGCCACGTGCCTGACCTGTATAATGGCGAAAACTTGATACTCAATCCAAATGACAAAGAGGATGTGGACGCTTTAGCTGATCTGATATTTAAGACTTTGGCTGACAAAAAAGGTTTGCATGAGATGGCGCAGAAGGCGTGGCAAACCGTCAAAGGCTACACCGACCAGCGTAGAGCGTGGCTATATAAAAAGCTGTATAGGCAAATGCAAAGCAGCGAGCAGCCGGTTAGCGTGATTGTACCCACCGCCACTGACCCAAGGGTACTGCTAGAGTGCCTGGTAGCTATCGAAAATCAAACTTACCCAAACATCGAAATAGTGGTGGTCGATGATGGCAACGAGCCACATATCCAAAACGTTGTGCAGGAGTTTCGCTCGATGACCAGCAAGCCAGTCCAGTATCACAATACCAACCAAGGTGACTATGGCTTGGCCAGAGCCAGGAACGTGGGGATCATCGAAGGGACTGGTGACATACTGGTATTCGATGACCAGCGACAGATTATGGAGCCGGAAGCGGTGACGGAGTTTGTGGCTCGCCTGACGCCGAAGCAATGGCTATTTGGTAACAAGGGTGGCAAAAAAGATTTTGTGGAAAACTTTGGTTGTGTCTATCGCTCGGAGATAATACAGATGGGAATGTTTAACGAACGCTGCAACCTATATGGCTCGCTATCCCAGGAAGTAAGGGCTAGAAGTCGAGCGCAAGGCTTTTCGCACACTTATGTCGAGTCAGCTAAAGCTACTGCCGCTAAGAAATCGAGCAATAAATACACCAAGCGGCAAGAGATTATCCAATCAAAAGACATGCTATACAAGATGGGGCTATGAAAAAGCTACGAGTATTCGGTGTAGTCAATCACCTCGGCAATAACTTTGAGCAGCTACGGTTGGCTGAAAACTACGATGTCGAGTTTACCTATCTCAAAAACAATGTCAGACGGTGGGGGCGCACCAGTCACCGCAACCAGCCGGATCATCTGAAGTGGGCGAGCTACTACGAGCCTGGTCAGTATGATGTGGCCATTCTATCCGTCGATCAGCAGTGTATTGACCCGAAGATTGGCAAAGGCCATATCTACCGCCAGCTTAACGAAATCATCGCCGATATACCAAAAATAGTTATAAATCATGGCACTCCGATGTGGGATGAGCGATACACCGAGGATCTAGTCATTAACGGCGGCGAGATATATGGCTCTGACGGCACACCACGACAGCTAGATGGCATGAAAAAGCTGGTCGGCGACAACTTTATGATCGTCAATAGCTACGAAAGCATAAACCGTTGGGGCTGGGGCTACCCACTTATACATGGTATGAGGCCATCAGATTGGCTCGATTTGCCAAAAGAGCCGATGGTAGTGCTACCCCTCTCCCCTGCTGGGCTGGATAAGTATTACAATCGCCAGCTCATCAGTGCTATAAAAGACGCCTTGCCTGAGCGCACTGGCTTTGAGATAGTTCACACCAACGTCAATTATGCCGTTATGGACTGGCAAGACTATAAGGAGACAATCGGCAGGGCTTTGGTCACGATATTTCCGTTTAAGGACTCACCTATGCCTCGCAGCCGCACTGAAGCTATGCTATCTGGATCGACAGTGCTATCGAGTCGCTATCACAATGCTGATGAGTTTATTAAGACTGGCGTAAATGGCTTTATCATGCCGGATAACCCACTCAGCTACGTGGAAGCTATCAACCAACTTATCAACTATAACTATCGGGAAACCGTCGCTATCGGTCAGAAGGGCAAGGCTACGGCCTTGCAATACTTCACTGAAGATCAGTACCAGGCTGACTTGTGGCATATTTTAACCGAGGTAGCGGCTGGGCGGCGACCTGAATGGAATGGAGTAAAACGATGGGCGTAGCGGCACTGACCTTTCAGCAGTATCATAATCGAGATAATATCGGCTCGACAAAAATACGGATCAAGAACCTCATGCGCTATTGGCCGGAGCTGCACTTATACAAGTACGGCGAAAAGCCCGATGTGATGATATTCCAAAAAGTCTATCGTACTGGTGACACGTTTCGCTCGGCGGCTTATACTCTGCCTGGCGAAATGGGTGTGCCAACTATTCTCGACATTTGCGACGCTGATTGGCTAGGGCAAGGCGCTGTCGCCAAGTCTTGCTACATTACCGAAACCGCACAAATGGTAGATGCTGTGGTGACTAGCACCGAAGCCTTAGCTGAGTTTATTCGGCAGCTCACTGACAAGCCAGTGGTGTGCATTCCAGACCGTTTCGTAATTGACGAGTTTCCGGCGATCAAACAACACGTCGGCAAACTTACCAGCGCAGTTTGGTTCGGCTATTCGCATAACGCCGAAGTCTTACGCTACGCCATTCCAGCCGTCGAGCGACATGGCTTAGAGTTTACGATTATTAGCAACGAGGATCCTCGGCTGCCGTTTGAGTACACATACAAGAAATGGCAAAACAAAACTGCTTATCAACTTATACAAAGCCACGACGTCGCTATATTGCCGAAGGGAACCCGACCACAGGATCGCTTTAAGAGCAACAATCGGCCAGTCCAAGCGGCCTTATGTGGCTTGCCAGTAATTACGGAGGCTGAGCAGCTTGAAGCATTATCAGCGGCCTCTGAACGCACCAAAACTGCCCTCCCCTTGTGGCAGCAATACCGCCAAGAGTATGATGTTCGCAGGTCAGTGGCGGAGTACCAGGCGCTTATACAAGACATTACTCATGCGAACAAAACATAAACACTTTCGTAGTTTGATCGCTCCCCCGATACGAACAAGTGCTGGGGGATCGCTTAACCTGATAGACCCACTCCCCTCTTTAGCTATTGCCCCTCTCCCCAGGTTAGAGAGTGGTATATACACCAAAAGAGGGGATAGGTATAATGTTCGTATGAATACCTGCAAACGTTGCAATAATGAGCTGACTGGCAAGCAGCTATCTTACTGCTCTCAACGCTGCTCAAAGCTGCACTTGAAATCACTTTGGCGCAAACGAAATCTTAACAAAATACGTGAATATAATAAGCGATACAGAGAAAAGGCAAGCGATACATATTTTATTAGAGGATCAAAGCAGCGTCAGTCTATACTTGATGATATGCCAGTATGCCAAAAATGTAATGTAGACAAAGACTTGCAGCTCTGCCATATAAAACCACATTGGGCTGGTGGCACAAGACAGAAATATAATATGTTTGTGTTTTGCAAATCATGCCACCATAAGTTTGATAATGCTTTAAGAGGGTTTTGGAATGAATAGCTTGCAATTCGTGGCCGAGATCAAACGAACTTCGCAACGAAAATCTAGCTCGCTCGATAATATTTATCAGCTAGTCTTAGAGACTGACAACGCTGCAATTCTGGACTTAGGCAAGCTGCCGCCAGACATAACAGTAAAAGTAATAGTGGAGATTGACGAATGAAACAATGCTTGATATGCGGTGAGTCAAGAATAGTTGATGGCGCTCACTTGATACCAAAAAGATTTATCGAGAGCTTAGAGGCCGATAAAGATGTACTTGCTCACCTCGACGAAACTATACCGCTTTGCCCGACTCATCATAGGCTATTTGATTTATGGCGGCTTAACGATAGCGAGAAAAAAGTTATTGAGCCATTGTTGCGCCCTAAACTTGAAATGCTTGTAATTCTTTATACCGGCATTGAGCCTAACGCGTCTGGTGTGGAAAGCAAACTATTGAGACGGAAGCGTGATATCATGCGCTGGTTTACGCTTGCGGAAAGGTGTTTTTATGGAAAGCAAAAAAGCCAGCATAATTGAATATTATAGTGATGTACCGATATATCGTTATGCCGCCTTGTATGTGGGTATTAGCGAAGATACATTAGCACGATGGCGTCAGGCTGATACGGATTTTGCGGAGCGATTAGACCAGGCGAGAGCGCAGTGGGTGAGAAAACGGGTCAGCAAAGCAAAGGTCGAGTTTGCACTTGAGAGAATGGAGAGCGAGGTATTTGGTCAAAAGGCTGAGCTATCGGTCACTGGTGGCGAAAACCCAATCAACGTATTACTCCAAGCCTATGGCATAGATCCTAAAAAACTAAGTGAGGGTGAAACGAATGCTGGACAAGATGATGGCGCTATATCAACGCCACCTCAAGACTAAGCATGATCTAGTCTTATACCCTTACCAGCTTATACTCGCACGTAAGATATTCGGGGCGCTGATTACTAACCTCCAACTCACCATCCACGCCACTGAAGAAGATATAAAAAAGCTGAAGCCGATGGAAATACACGCTGAGTTTTCCAGGCAGTCCGGCAAGACCACCGCCGTAGTCCACGCTATTGAGTTCGTCATGCTATTTTTTACTGAGGCCTTTGGTAAGCCGCTGAATATCGCCATCTTCGCACCCCAGGCTGAACAAGCTAAAACTGACTTTGATCGCTTGAAGCTTGCCCTGCGTAAGACAGCCACCGACCTGCAAGTGTTCGATCAGACCGAGGAACAAATCAAATACGCCAAAGAGGAAAACAACGCTAAGACCCTCGTATTACCAAACGGTACAAGCTGCTATATATTTCCAGTCAGTAAAACCAGTAAGCCGGAGAGTAAGACGCTGCACCTGATTATCTTTGAGGAAAGCCAAGACTTACCTGACCAAATCGTCAAAGAGCAGATACTCCCTATGCGAGCCAGCACCAACGCACCAGTTATTTGGATCGGTACGGCTGGTACACGTATCTGCAACTTCTATCGTATAGGCCAAGGTAAAGACGCCAACAAACTGTATTTTGAGCAGATAGCTGAGCAGCGGCGGCAAGTCTATGATTTAACCGGCGACCCCTTGCACCTTATCTACGAGCAGACTATTCGGGGAGAGATCGAAAAGTATGGGCTGGAGAGCGACGAAATACAACGGCCTTACTTTGGTAAGTGGTTGATCGGTACAGGGCAGTTTACTACGGCGGCTGAGATAGACGCCTTGGTTGCTGATAGAGGGCGCACGCACCACGATAAGAAGCACGAATGCTTTATTGGTATCGACACCGCCAAGCACCCTGACAGTACGGTGGTGACAGTAGTCCGGTATAACGCAGAGCTGGGTAAAAAAGAACTCATCAACTGGCTTGAGCTGCGAGGCGAGAATTACAAAGACCAGTTTGACTACATCACCGAGTTTATAAGCCGGTATAACGTGATTGCTTTAGCGATAGACTCAACAGGGCAGGGCGACTTTATGCCGGATATGTTCGAGCGAGAGAGCCAGTTTATTGACGAGAATAATGGCCTGTATCGGGTCAAGTTTAGCGCCGTCTCAAAAGACATACTCTACAAGAACTTGAAGGTCAGCATACAACAGTTATTGACGACGCTTCCGAATAACAGTACAAAGGAGTCAGAGAAGTTTCGGCAACAAATGTTGGATTTACAGCAGGAGTTCCGAGGACAACTCTTATCAGTACATCACCCCGACGATCCCAACGCACACGACGATTATGCCGACAGTTGGGCGTTAGCTGAGTACGCCTATGCTAAACAATCAGAACGGAGTTATGCCAACCTTACCGTTGTCGAGTCAAACCATGTGGAAAAAACTACTCAATCAGATTACTTCAACGACCAGTGGGATTAGCGAAACTCCGCTCGCTCCAGCACAAGAAAAAACTGTCTATACGGCTGGCGGCTTTACGCAAAGCTCAAACATAACTGGCGATCCGACTGATTACTCGAAATACTATAATGGCTGGGTATATGCGAACTTAAACGCACTTGCTTCTTCTGTCTCGAAGATGGAAATCAAGCTATACAAAGTGCGAGTAATAAACGGCACGACAGAACTTATAGAAGTTGAAAACCACGAAGTATTAGATCGACTAGACCGCCTCAATGCGTTTACTAGCTACACTGACGCTTTATACATTACGCAAACCTATAAGGATATGGCTGGTGATTGCTTCTGGTATATCGACGACGCTAAGCAGAATATCTACATTCTCGAACCCAACAAGGTAAAAGTGCTATTCGATTACGTCGGTGGTGGTGGCGTCAAGATAACTGGCTACCAGTACACTACCCTTCTAAACGGCAAGCCGCATACTGAAACCTACGCACCGGAGCAGATTGTACCGTTTAAGAACCCGAACCCACTGAACCCTGTACGGGGGATGGGATCAATTGCGGTGGCACTGGCTACTATCGACACCGATCTGTTCGCAGAAGATTTCAACAAACGCTTTTTCTTAAACAACGCCACGCCGGACACGATCCTACGCACTGACCAACGTATTACTCAAGAGAATATGCGTCGCTTGGAGAGTGACTTAAAACGTCGCTTCGGTGGCACTCGTAACGCTCACAAGACCATGATCCTGGAAGGCGGCTTGGATATTAAGCCCCTCAACTCCACACAACGGGATATGGAGTTTATCGAGCAGAGCAAATGGGTACGTGACAAGATGATGGCGATATTCGGCAACACGAAAATGAGCCTCGGCCTGACTGAAGATGTGAATAGGGCAAGCGCTGAAAGCTCGCTCTACGGTTGGCTGAAAGAAGTTATTAAGCCGAAAATG